AGCAGGACGGTGAACTGGCGAAGATGGCTCAGCAGACGAAGCTGTTTGAGTTGAACGTCGAGAACACGAAGTCCGCACGAGAGATGCAGGTAGCCACCAGGAGCCGCATCCCTGCTGTGCTGTCTATCGTCACCGTTGCTGGGTTCTTTGGGCTACTTGTAGGCTCTGCTCTGGGCTATATGACGTTGACAGGTAGCGATGTCATGATGCTCCTGCTAGGTGTCCTGGCTCGAGAGACTGCCAGCGTGTACAACTTCTGGTTGGGTTCGTCCAACTCCAGTCAACAGAAGGACTTGATGAAGAAATGATTGATAACTGGAAAGACTCACTTGCTCGCGTCCTCCATCACGAGGGAGGATTCGTTAATCACAAGGATGACCCAGGCGGCGCCACCAACCACGGCTGCACGCAGAAAGTTTGGGAAGAGTGGTGCGGCCATCCTGTCAGTGTTGACGACATGAAAGCACTGACGCATGACGACGTTGCTCCGCTTTACAAAACGAAGTATTGGGACAAGGTAAAAGGCGACGATCTGCCAGCGGGGATCGACTATTGCGTGTTTGACGCATCGATCAACTCAGGTGTTGGCAGAGCCTCAAAGTGGCTTCAGGAGTCTGTTGGAGTGCAGCCTGACGGTGTTATCGGGCCGATGACTCTGCGAGTTGCACAGGCGATGGTGCCGAATGACCTTGTGAACCTGTATTGCGACAAGCGTCTGGCGTTCCTGAAAGAACTCAAGACCTGGGATGTGTTCGGTAAGGGCTGGGAACGGAGGGTGGAAGAAGTCCGCTCCCATGCGCTCACAATGATCGCAAAAGCCGGTTGATGTACCACTGAGCTTTTTCTAAATCCTCTCTGCCGTTCTTCTTCTTCCACCGCCAGAGATACTTGATTGCGTTTCCAGTGCAGAAAGCCTCCATGCCTTGCAGTCCTTCCGTAGCGACTGCAATGGCATCGATGCACTCAACAACACCTTTGTAGTGGTCGGGGTTGGTAGGGTCAGAATGGGGCGTCATCTCGTGCCTTCGGTTCAGCCAGTGTTGCCCAACCATCCCAGCCAACAGGTACTGACTCCATCTTGAGAGTCAGACCTTTAGCGGTTTGCATGACAACGCCGATCTTCTGCCAGCGTTTTTTTTCCTCTCCTTGCTTGTTTGTGTAGGTTCCGGTACTAGCGATTACTTCGTATGCGATGGGCATAGTTTTTCCATTAGGTTGTTGACGTCGTTTAGGAACTCTTTGACCTTGCTCTCGAAATTCTCGATCTCCTCCTCTGTCGGCTGAAACCGGACTACAAACAACCGAAGATGCTCGGGGAACCTGTCATCAAACGACACGAAGTCCACCCATCTCCTGCCGGTACAGCTAAGTTGAGCCATCATCTGATGGACGTACTTTGCCGGAGGTTTGCCGCTCTGGATGTAGTCCAGGTGTGTCGTTGACCGCGGGCACTTGATCTCCACCAGACCGTCCGACCCAACAAGAGCATCAGGGCTGGCACCAAACCAACGGATTAGCGGGTGCTTAACAAACCCAACATCGTCCGTCAGTTCGTAACTCGCTTGATACGCAGCCTTTGCAAGCGGTTCGACATCAATCCCACGTTGCATATCTGCGTTGACGAACGAGTCCTGCGCTCGACCTGTCAGTCGCTCCGTGACCAGTTGGGTCAAGTATCCTTTCCTTGCCTGCGTTTCTTTGCCTGCAAGGATGTCGCTGGCTCGAGAGCCTGTAGCATGACCCAGCCTGTCCTGAAACCACTGTTCTGTCCGTTGCTCAGTCATGGACGTACTCCAAAACCCTCTGAAACCGCCCAGAAGCGGCTTTCCTGCGTCCGGTAGGCATCAGGTAGCCTTTCCTCACCAACGGAGCTATCCGGGGCGTTATCGTGTTGAGCGGGAGTCCTGGCAGACGCTTGGCTAGTTCGTCTGCGGTAAGACCCTTTTTTGCGTTCCTGAACTCGGTCAGCACGACCATCTCAAGTCTGTTGGCATCGACGCTGACTGCAGCCTCGTGGCTGGTTTGCGGGTCGGTGCTTCGAGCTAGTCCTGGCCAGTTCATGCTTTCACCCATGACTGATGGGGGATCGGGAACTTGGGAGCGTGAAAGAACTTCCGCAGGATCAGCGTGTCGGGGTTGTAGAAGGCACCAGGGTTGATTGATTTGATCTGAGCGATGGTGACAGCGAGTTCATGGTTGTCGTGTTGATAGTCGCGTCCGACTCGAGCAGCAGCGCGGAGCATGGCACGTTGTTGGTCATTCAAAAGAATTGCGGGTTGCATCATTTCACCTCCATCAGTTCGTTTTTGCGTTTGTTCTTGGCTGCTTCGATCAGGTTCATTGCCTGTGTACCTTGATGGGCTTTGTAGGCATGACCGTAGATCGTTTTGAGTTCGTCTAACGTCGCGCATTTCATCAACTGGTTGACGTAGGGAGCTGGGTCAAGTGTTGGGCGTTTTGCCGCGGCGTTACCGTCATCGTCCTCTGGAGCGATACCACAAGCTGCCATCAGACTGTACCTGCGAGCGTAGGTCAGGGCCGATCCGTAGCCCTGCGGGTCTTGCTTTGCAGCAGGAACGTGGAGCTTACCGGCCGACAATGTTTCGCCAGACTCGTGAACGAATACGGTCTCTACGATCACACCGTCCTCGCACTCGTGCGTCTGCTGCATAAGCATGATGCCGTTCCCGTTCAGCCCGTCAATGACAGCCTCTACGCAAGCCGCAAGATCAGCGTATCTGCTTTTGAAGTGCGGGTTGGTGGAGGATTTCAACGCAGGCCCGAAAGCCTTCTGTGCCTTGACCAACGATGATGCGATCTGTTTCATATGTCCCTCGATATTTCTGCCACTTGGTTAGGTATTGTTCCTGTTCGCTCGGTGGTGTCCACCCGAATCGTCGCCACGTTTGCTGCACATCTGTAGCGACGCCGGGAGTCCACTTGAAGTCTAAATCCGTGAGATGAGTTGCCAAACAAGGTCTCCTATCGTTGAGGTTGAACCGATACTCCAATCGACTGCTGTGATGCCGAGGACTACTCCTGCTGCGATGATTGCGAGGTGTTTCATTTCGCCACCTTGTATGCGAGTTTGGATGACTGCTTCCAGGTGTCGTACTGTTTCTCTGCCAGTTCCTGAATGCGCTGCTTGAGCATTGCTTTTGCATCCTCACCGTTCCAGAGCATCTCGATCACTTGGTCGGTGGTGATGTCGGTATCGCGGTCTAGGTCAACCCAGACCCAGAGGATTTCTTTTGCTGTCGCTGAGTCGAGCCAGCAAGCAATCTCGTCGCTCTCCCACTCTTGCTGACGCTCGAGACTGTCGTTGTAGTTGTCCTCACGAATCCAGTGCAGGTCGATTCCAAAGTCGCTCATGTTGTCCTCGGTTGTTGTTTGTTGACGGTGAAAGAATAGTACAGTAGACTTCATCCCGAGGTCAACTAAAGCGTTCCATTTTTTACAACTTTTACAATTTGAGGTTGCGATGACACCGAATGATGCAATTAACTTAGCTGCTGCCCTGGTGGGCACGAAGGGAAGGCTGTGTGAGCAGCTGCAGGTCAGCAAGCAGGCAGTGAACGGGTGGAAAACGAGAGGGGTGCCGATCAAGAGGGCTTTGCAGATTCAGGAGTTGACGGGAGGGGTGGTCAAGCTGGGAGACTTGTGTCCGCAATACGCCAACATCGATGTGCAGATCGAAAATGTCTAGCCTGACTGCTAGGTCGAAGGCATTGCTTGTAGAGCTGGGCTACCAAGTGGCATTGGTCGAGCACTACAACTCGTTCACAAAGCGCAAGCACGATCTCTGGGGCTGCATTGATCTGTTGGCAATCGGTCACGGCGAGACGGTAGCAATCCAGGTGACTAGCAAGGGTCATCTCTCAGAACGTCGGCACAAGGTCGAGGAGGCCGAGGCTTACCCTGAGATGATTCGTTCAGGGTGGCGGGTGGTGTTACATGGGTGGTTTAAGGAAGGCAACCGTTGGCAGTTGAAAGAGGTGGAACTGTGATCTTCACACTAGCGCACGACACTGCCCGACAGAGGGCTGTAGAAGCCGTCAAAACCGCTCGGCATGGCTGGGTGGTACGGATAGAGCCGCCCAACAGAACAAGCGCCCAGAACTCGTTCTATTGGGCCACACTGTCAGCGATCAGCGAGCAGATACGTCCGCAGGGTCAGGGTCACGATCAGGATGTCTGGCACGCTTACTTCAAGACTCGCTATCTGCCTGGGAGGATGTTGGAGTTGCCCAACGGTCAGGTGATGGAGGCAGAGCCGACGACTACAGGGCTGACGAAGGCACAGTTTTCCGACTACGTTGAGCAGGTACTGGCATGGGCGATCAATCACGGGTTGACTCAGACGGACGAGATGTCTGTTTTGCGTGCGGCGAACGACACGACAACGCAAGACTCGTCACTCTCCCTGATGGCGCCGTAGTTGGCTTGCAGTCACGAGAGTACGCATTGCACTGCGAGGCTGTCACTGTGCTGAGATGGCCGATCAAAAAGCGCCGAGAGCATCTGGAGCAGGTTGAGAAGGCCAGAGGGATGCCAGCAAGGCGGGAACTAGAGGAGGAGATGAAGCGATGTTTCGCAGCAAAGCGTGGTTGAAGGCTGTTGCCTCTCTATCCTGCCAGCGATGTGGTCTGGACGGTCAGACACAAGCCGCACACGCTAACTGGGGCGCATACGGCAAGGGGATGGGGATGAAAGCACACGATTGCTTTACCGCGGCACTCTGTCAGCACTGCCACTTTGCCATCGACCAGGGGTCGAAGATGACAGGAGAGGAGCGGCGGGAGGCTTGGGAGGATGCGTTCCGCAAGACGTTGGTTGCTCTGTGCGAGGCTGGCAGGATTCGCGTGTAAGGTTGGCGTAAGGTTGCAAGCGCAGCATTGCAATTGTATGATCTCTTCGCGCCGTGAGAAGCGCAAAAGGGGCATCGCAAGCAGTCTCCAGCGGGGACGGCCTCAGATGCCGTAAGTTCACTGCAACGGTGGGCAGCCCCCGGTAATTCTCACACTGGGGTCGTCCACCACTGGAGATTGTTTTGCGTAAACGAAAGAAAGCCGAGAGCTATCTTGAGATGCTCCGTGACCCTCGTTGGCAGAGGGCGCGTCTTGACACGATGCAACGCGCTGGGTTTGCTTGCGAGCGGTGCGGCGACAAAGAAACGACGTTAAACGTCCATCACAAGAACTACAAACGAGATCATGCTCCTTGGGAGTATGAGTTAAGTAATTTCGTTTGTTTGTGCCGGGACTGCCATGAGATCGTGCATAAGCAGAAGGAGATGATTAACAATCTTTTGCCGTATGCAGAGTTAAATGTTGGTGATTTTGTATCCGGTTTGGTGGCTCACCAAGTCAACAGAAAAGTTGTCGGCGGTTTGCATCCGAGACAATTCGCAAACAACAAAGATTTTTTTGTTGGTGGAGTCGCAAGTATTTTTTATGCAAGATCGAGTGATGAGTTTATTGAGAATTTAGTCGAATTACTGACAAACGATAACTTTTGTAAAGACTTAAATTTATTGTATATCTCATACATGGAGGCAGAGCATGAGCATTAAACTCATGTGCGTTGCCTTTGATGCAGAAGTTCCGTCAACGCAAAAGCTAGTTCTGCTTGCTCTTTGCGACAACGCAAACGATGAAGGGCATTGCTTCCCTAGCATCTCAACGCTTGAACGCAAGTGTTCGCTATCTGACCGAGCGGTGCAATTAGCGGTCGGATGGCTGGAAGCTAACGGGTTTCTGACGCGCCAGTTTAGGACCGGACGGGCTACTTTGTACGTCATGACCCCCGAACGTGGTTCACCCCCGAACGACGTTCACCCCCGAACAATATTCACCCCACCCCCGAACGACGTTCACCCCACCCCCGAACGTGGTTCACCCTTAACCATAAGGGAACCGTCAGAGAACCGTCAAAAGAATAGAGGCACCAGATTCGACCTGACTAGCCTTCCTGACGATTGGCAAGAGTTCTGCCGTAGCAAACGTCCTGACCTCAAGCCTCTCGATGTCTTTGATGCGTTCCGCGACTACTGGATCGCCCAGCCTGGGAGCAAGGGGCTGAAGGCTGACTGGACAGCAACGTGGCGCAACTGGATTCGCAACACTAGGGTTTCCCCTAATTCCCAACCTGCCAAGCAAGATCGCAAAATGGACTTATTGATGGGCCGACGCCAACCAGACGTTGTGACCGTTATCGATGCTGACTATCAGGAGCGACTAAATGCACTTAGCGGACCGAGTTTTTGAGAGGTTTGTCGCTCTATACGGAGCGCAGAAGTTCAAGGTCATGTTTGAGCATGACGACAACGCAATCATGCCAGCCAAGGAAGCCTGGAATAACTTCCTGCAATCCTGCAAGCCAGATGTTTTGCGAAAGGTTATGGACGCTATTCCGCATCAGAAACGCGAATGGCCCCCCAACCTGTCCGAGTTCATC